GTAGGACAACAGTGGTTAGAAACACACAACAATTGGCCTGCACAAATGTGGATTCAAACATCTTACAATACAATACAAAACACACATTCATCTGGTGATAACTCAAAAGCATTTAGAGGAAACTACGCAGGTATAGGTTATATTTGGGATGAAGATAACAATATCTTTTGGCCTAAAAAACCTTATGCATCTTGGGTAAAAAATACAACAACTGCACAATGGGATTCACCAATCGGTGATGCTCCAGCATTAACTGCAGAGCAAATTTCACAAAATGAAGAAGCTACTCATATGTGGTACTATAAGTGGAATGAAGCTGGCCAAACTTGGGACTTGACAGATAATTTAGCATAGATTAAAAATGGTGGTGGTATGCAGAAGAAAGTATTAACAGAGCAAGCTTTATATTTTGGTGATGTTGATATGCCTAAAGATTGGGACATTGACCGAGATAAATTATCAGGCGACATTTTACAATCAGTAATTCAAAAAAAAGATTTTCCGTTTTCCCGAACATTCGATATGTTAAATACTTATGTGAGAGATCATATAAATGTGGACTATGGATTTACTTTAATTAATAAAGATACTTTTGGTAATATTTATAAACCTGGGGATACATCACAACCCTTTATAAATGTAGATCCAGTAGATCTACGTAACTCACCAGATTATACATTACTCTATGGTGTAAAAGTAAAAGATTGTTTTGTTCGAATATACTATGAAGACAACAGACGTAAAGGTAGAAGTTGGGATATAGAACTTAAAGACAATATGTTTATTATGTTTCCATCAACTAATATGTATTACTTAACTAATAATCAAAAGGATAGTTTAAATTTTGTGCAAACTATATTGTATGAATATATCTAATTACTATTGGTATTTTAGTGGTGTGCTTACACCTAAATTTTGTGATGATGTTATACAATATGCAAATTCAAAAAAAGAAACAATGGCAATTACTGGTGGTTATGGAAGAGAAAGAAATTTAAAAGACAAACCTTTAAATAAAGATGAAATAAGAGATTTAAAGAAAAAAAGAAATTCTGATTTAGTATGGTTAAGTGAACAGTGGATTTATAAAGAAATACAACCTTATGTTAATATAGCTAACAAAAATGCTGGTTGGAATTTTGAATGGGATAGAAGTGAAGCTTGCCAATTTACAAAATATAAACATAACCAATATTATGATTGGCATTGTGATAGCTGGGATAAACCTTATGAAAGAGAAGATAAAAATGATCCCGATAATGGTAAAATTCGAAAACTATCTATGACTTGTCAATTAACAGATGGTTCAGAATACACAGGTGGAGAATTAGAATTTGATTTTAGAAACTATGATCCACATATGAGAGACGATTCAAAACACAGAGTACAATGCAAAGAAATTTTACCTAAAGGATCTATTATTGTATTTCCTAGTTTTGTATGGCATAGAGTTAAACCAGTAACATCAGGCACAAGATACAGTCTTGTTGTTTGGAATTTAGGAAGGCCTTTTAAATAATGTTTATAAATAGTTATTTTCCAACTGTAATTTGGAATGAAGAAAAACCAGAGTATTTAAAATCTTTAAACAAAGCTTCTAATAAATATATTTCTGATGCTCGTAAAAGAAGTAAAGATCACATAAAAAAATGGGGTGATTTTGGAATGTCATATCATTCAACACCCTTAACTGCTGACAATGATTTTTTAGATTTTAGAAATTATGTTGGTCAAAAATCTTGGGAGTATTTAGATCATCAAGGTTATGATATGTTACAATATCAAACTATGTTTTCTGAACTATGGGTTCAAGAATTTTCTAAAAAAGGTGGTGGACATCATTCAGCACATATACATTGGAACCAACACGTATCAGGTTTTTACTTTTTAAAGTGTGGTGATAAAACTTCTTATCCTATATTTCACGAACCAAAAACTGGTGCAAGGTGTACAAAATTAAAAATGAAATCAGACTTAAAAGGTGTATGGGCAGGTCACGAACAATTTCATATAAAACCTAAACCAGGAACATTAATTATATTTCCAGGTTATCTAGAACACGAATTTGCAGTAGATTTTGGTAAAGAGCCTTTTAGATTTATACATTGGAATATAACAGCTATACCAAAAGAAATGGCTAAAGATGTCGTTTAAAAAAAATAAATATACAGTTATTAAACAAGCCATATCTAAAGACTTAGCAACTTTTATTTCAAATTATTTTATAATGAAAAAACAAGTTTATGATACTTGTAAACAAGCTAGATATTTTTCACCATTTGAAAATATATTAGGGCAATATGAAGAAGCTGATGGTCAAATACCTCATACTTATTCTCATTATGCAGACATTGCTATGGAAACTTTAATGTTAAAATGCCAACCAGAAATGGAAAAAGTTACAGGACTTAAATTATATCCAGCTTATACTTATGCAAGAATTTATAAAAAAGGTGATGAACTTAAAAGACACAAAGATAGATTTAGTTGCGAGATATCCACCACTATGAATCTTAGTGGTGATGATTGGCCTATATATCTAGAGCCATCGGGAGAAATTGGTAAAAAAGGTATTAAAGTAGATTTAAAACCAGGAGATATGTTGGTTTATTCTGGTTGTGAACTAGAACATTGGAGAGAAAAATTTAAAGGTAAACAATGCGTACAAGTTTTTTTGCATTATAACAATCGTAAAACACCAGGAGCAAAAGATAATATGTTTGACAAGCGTCCACATTTAGGTCTTCCTTCTTGGTTTAAACGATGATATAATCTTTAGATGGAGGCAGGGCACCACCACATACCCCCTGTCTCCTTTTAAAGATTATTTATGAATTTAGGATTTGACGCAATATCACAGTTTCCCATATCGCAAGTAGCGGCGGACAATCAAGTTACCGTTGCTATTAATGGTAACAATTTAACATTAAGTATTGGTCCTGTTGAAATAGCAGCTGATTCAGTTACAGAAAATATTACTGGTAATCAATTAACACTTGGTATTGGAACAGTAACAATAGTAGGTACAGCAAATCTTGAAGCACCAAAAACACCACTAGTTTTAGGAACGGGGAACGTTACAGTTACTGCAGATGCTAATGTTACAGCTTCTGGAAACAACTTGATTATACGTAGTGGATCTGTTACTATTGTTGGAACTGCGAGTATATCAGCACCAGCAAC